ATAGGGAGTACGCATATCAGGCCACCTATTCTTGTATGACTGATCGTTTGTTATAGGCCAACACTTTTGTTCTGCTCCAAATAGTATGTCTACATTAAAGTCCAAGAACCTTTGCACTATGACTTCATAACCTTCAGTAAAGAATGTATCGTATCCATCTACAAAGAGAACTATATCATCTTTTGGTAACTCTTTAATAAAGTCTTTTACTAACTCTATCTTTCTTATACCATCGTATCCTTCCATCTCACTCTCCCAGCTATCCCCTTTTCCAAGGTTAACTAGGTTTATTTCATGTTTGTCACATGACTGAGATAGAGGCCACATCTTAGCTTCATCTGTAGCTACTGTTATTATATTAATTTTACTTCCATCTATCATCGGTTTATCTTCTTCCTCTATAGTTGATGGTCTTTGTGACCTTGGTATTTGTTTAACAATTTCTGGACGATAAAAATAGTTAAAACTGCCTTTCAACTTTAAGGGCAACCACTCATCTGCTGGTATAATCGCATTAGAAAAGCCATTTATAAGCTCTAATGCGGTTTTTGGAGTTATGGCATAAGCATGAGCATTGTACCAATATCCCAGAGTATTCTCTCTATAGCCTAGCCAAACGCTATGGTGAGATTTTAAAATTTCTTGGATTTCGGAGACATTAAAACTAGAGAATACTGCATCTTCTTCCAAAACTATCCCAGAAACGCCAGATTTTGCAATTTTCTGCCATACGCGCAAATGGCTCACAGAGCAACCGAACTCTGATTTAAGCAACCTTCGGTTATGTATTGGGTCTAACCAAGCTCTATCGGGCTTACAGCCGGTTTCAGCCTCTAAATCTTCCCAACTTTTCCCCCTTGCGTCAAAAGCATCGCAATGAAGGGAAATTTGATATACTAATGTCATATGTTACTCTGGTTTAGTAGGCCATATTACATTGTGGGGGAAACCAGACTGGTCTGATAGGTTAAGTAAGTCTGTTCGATACTGTCTCCACTCTGACTGCTTATCTTCTGTAAGTTCAGCCCAACGTAATGCGTTCGATACTATAGGGTCTACTTCATTATTTAGTCTCAGGTTGCGGATTAGTCTTACTTGATAACCTTCTTCTTCATCAATCTCTATCTGAGTAGGTGCGAGCCATTTAGAGCCGTCATATGTGTGTAGAGGAGTAGGTCGCATAGTAATCTCTACTGTCCCATCTGGATAGCCTTCTAGTATTTCTTCACTTGGGTCAGTTATAGTTTCCCAATAACCTAAGTCTACGTGATAAAAACCTTTCATTACCTTAACTCCTGTACTGAATATGGGCTATTTATTCTGTAATAGTGACCTGCTGGGACAACAAATCCACCTTTCGTTAGGTGAGCAGATGGATAACCCGAAGCTACCTGAGTCCAACTAGAGTTGTTGTGAGATATTTGTATATATGCGTACCAAGAGGGGTTTAACTGTACGGCAAACTCAATAGGTTTTCCTGTTGTGTTTTGATATGATGTACCACTACCTCGGCTAACTGTTTGCCACTGTTGGCCTATTGTTAGACCCTCGCCCTTTTGTCCCTTTTGACCAGAAGAACCTGTACCGCCAGTAGCTCCTGTTGAACCTGTTGCGCCTGTTTGTCCTTTTTGACCTTTAGCTCCAGTTCCGCCCGTTGACCCAGTTCCGCCTGTAGCGCCCTGCTGTCCTTTTTGACCCTTTTGACCCGTAGAACCAGTTCCACCAGTTGAACCCGTAGAACCAGTTTGTCCCTTCTGGCCTTTCGCGCCGGTGCTTCCTGTTCCACCAGTTGAACCCGTTGAGCCTGTATTTCCTGTTTGTCCCTTTTGCCCCTTTGCTCCAGTTCCACCAGTTGAACCGCTAGCACCGACTTCACCCTTCTGGCCTTTTGCTCCTGTTGAGCCAGTAGAACCTGTGCTTCCTGTAGCTCCTGTCTGGCCTTTTTGTCCCTTTGCTCCTGTAGAACCTGTGTTGCCTGTAACTCCTACTTCGCCTTTTTGCCCTTTAGCGCCAGTTCCGCCTGTAGAGCCAGTTGAGCCAACCTCACCCTTTTGACCTTTAGCTCCAGTAGAGCCGCCACTACCCGTTGCACCCACTTCGCCTTTCTGACCCTTAGAGCCAGTTGCGCCGCCAGAACCAGTAGAACCAGTTTGCCCTTTTTGTCCTTTAGCACCAGTAGAACCAGTAGAACCTGTATTACCTTGAATACCTTGGCTACCTGTTGCACCAACTTCGCCCTTTTGGCCTTTAGCACCAGTTGAACCTGTCCCTCCAGTATTTCCAACTTCACCTTTTTGGCCTTTTGAACCTGTCCCTCCGGTTGCCCCGATCTCACCTTTTTGGCCTTTAGCCCCCACACTGCCTGTAGAGCCGACTTCACCCTTTTGACCTTTAGCGCCTGTACTGCCAGTAGTTCCGACTTCGCCTTTTTGACCTTTAGAGCCTGTTGTTCCAGTTAATCCAGTTGAACCTGTAGCACCCGCCGCGCCAGTTGCACCAGTTTGTCCTTTCTGGCCTTTAGCCCCCGCGACACCCTGATTTCCAATTTCACCCTTTTGGCCTTTTACCCCTTGGTCTCCTTGTGAGCCCGTTGCCCCTGTACTACCAGTGTTTCCGACTTCACCCTTTTGGCCTTTAGCACCTACGCCTCCTGTATCACCCGTGACACCTACTTGACCTTTTTGTCCTTTTGAACCGGTGCTTCCAGCTGTTCCGCCTTGACCTTTTTGCCCCTTAGTTCCTTGAAGGGCGGCACTTGTAATGGTTGCTTTGCGCCATGCACTAGCACTCCCATCATAAACTGGGATTAAATCTGTTGATGCTATGGTAGTTTCTGTTGTGAGGGCTGTAAGAACGCCAGTAACATTAGCATTATCAGTAACATCAGCATTTGTTTCTACTGTATCAAGCTTTGTTCCGTCTGCGGCAACGTCTCTGCCATCTACATTGCCAACATTACTTGTAATGTTTCGGCTATCATCAATTACTTCAACGCCATTTATTTTTACTGCCATCTTCGTGTCTCCACTATTAGCTTAGAATGTTTCGTCAGTTAGAACATCATTTGCTACTGCAATTGTTCCTGTGTCGTCTATGGTCATCTTTACAGTACCGCTATGAGCAAAAGATAATTTACCATTTGCATCTTCTGTTATTGTCCAATCCCCAAGGGCTACTGAGCCACTTGCGGCTACATTACCTGTAACTGAAATTCCGCTTGCTGTTGTGGCTAGTTTTTGTGAGCCGTCATAAGATAAACCAACTGCTCCATCAGCGTTAGCAGTTATCATATTTTCTGAAGCATCTGCTTTTTTTACAACAAAGGCACTACTAGCTAATATTCTTAAATCTCCAGCACCTTGATCAGAAATATAAGAGTGACTGCCATCATGGTAAATCTGTAAGTCATCTCCATTACCCCATGTACTCTTAACATTATCAGCCGCATCAACCTTAGAAGATGAACCAGTAGCGTTTCCTGTGACATTTCCTGTCAGATTTCCAGTAACATTTCCTGTCAGGTTTCCTATTAGATCACCAGCTTTTAGTGTTCCGTATTCGAATGAGGCGTGCGATGGGTCAATAACACCGCTTGGCTCTGGTGAATATTCGTCAAATAATGTCCAATAATTAGTAGAAACGTCATAATAAAAGCCAACATGGGTATATCCTACTCCAGATGTTCCTGTATTTCTATTTGATGCAATTCCTGTATCAACATTTACAGGTGATGCTGTACCAGACCAAACGTCATTTAATGTATGGCCTCTAGTCGCATTGAACTTAACACTTATATTATCTGCTAAAGCTTGATCATTGCCTGTTATTTCAATCTCTGCGGATTGTGTGTTAAAATTATCTGTAGACCATCTAAAGAAATCTTCATCACCGCCAGTATGTAGGGTAGTAATTTTAACCTTAAAGGTCTTATTCGATGCTGTGCCTTTATAATGCCCAGTAAAGATAGCATCATCTAGCCCAGAACCAGTAAAAGTTGTACCACTTTCACCAATAGTATCTCCAGAATTGAAGTAATTAAAAGCTCCAGTTAAGTTTATATTATTACTATTTGTTATGGTTTGTGTACCATTTACAGTTAAATCGCCATCAACAGTAACATCAGCATCAAAATGCGTGTTTCCTGTTACTCTTAATACTTCAAATGCATGATGCTCTATTTCAACATAAACGCATCCAGTGCTTGATGAAGAAACTAAGCATAACCCAACATCTGTCGCAAAATAAGGATAAGATGGTGCATCAACTTGTAATGTTCCAGCCGAAGCTCCAACGTGTATTCTTTCCCCAGCAGTCAGAGAAGATGTATCAAAGAAAACAATACCACCAGTTACAACAAATCCTGTTGAATTATTAGCTATAGCTGTAGGCAAAATACCAACCGCATAACTTACTGCAAGAGTTCCAGACGCACTTGCTGGTGCAATCGTAGGTATAGCATTGTTTTCACCAGTTAAATATACTGGTGTACCAGCCGCAATAGTTGAGCCAGTTTCATTATATACTCGCAATAGACTATCTTGCCCTGTGTGGACTGTCATTGTGCTATCGCTGTTGTAATATGCTAAACTATCTCTTGTTTGATCATAAAAAACACGACCTTCGGTATGTGAAGGCGCTGATGATGCTGTTTTTAAGTCAAAATATTCATCAAATTGTGTGCCAGTTACATTTCCAGCCGCATCAAGATAGTTTGCTTTTGATGATGGTTGTGTGACAAAGATTAACTTTTCGCCAGCAGTCCAATTTACTGCATTATTACTATTCGATGATGATAAAATAGTTGTTCTAGCAAGTGTTGTGCCAGATGCAGTGTAAGTGCCGATACCGACTTCCCAATAAGTCCCGTCAGTAGCGGCATAATATGTTGTATTTCCATCCCCAATTGCTGAGAAAGTTTGAAATCCTACCTCTGCCCCTGCCAGTGTATAAGCGCCAGTTCCAATGGTCGTTGAACTTTCTTTTACGCGATCTTTTATGACAAGCGCCATAGGCAAAACTCCTAATTAATATTACGCTGGGTCAGGGATACCAATATCAAATGAAGCCAAAGTAAATGTGTTGCCATTTGTTACCGACTGAGAAGCTGTTAAAGCCGCTGTTGCTAACAAACGTGAGTTTGTTGTGTCCACAATTGCGTAGTGTGTAGCTGTTCCAGTTCCAGTAATTGAACCATCAGAAACTGCGGCTACAGTAACTTTTCTACCACCGCCAGTACGATCAGATGGTGCGGCTATTGAAAGGCTTGTTGAGTTTCCCAAGGCATAAGTTGCATTCGCCTCAGTGAAAGTAGTTGCTTCTTGAGAAGTAACCAAAACTTTGTTTGCTTCTGTGTCTAGTGCTGAAAGTCCTGCATCAAAGACGCGATCTCCGAGTGTTGCCATTGTGGCCTCCTATAAAACATTGCATATGCATGGTCACAATACACGATATTCAAAATTTATGCTAGTTAGGATTTTATTTACCCCATTATTTCCATTATCTTAACTCCGCCCAGTGTTCAAAAACAGGGTAGTTAGTAGTACCACTTATCTTATAGTAGTAATTAACAGGAAGGATAAAACTAACTGTGTTTCTGTAAGCATTGGGTTCTCCCATCCTATTTTGTACATTTACCCACGTACTGCTATTTGAAGACACCTGTACGGGTACGGCTCTAGCAGATGTTATAATTACTTGTATAGGTCTTGATGTAGTGTTCTGATAAGAAGTGTTAGGTGATCTTGAACTTGTAACATCTTGCCAAGTTTGACCGTACCCTACGCTATTAGCAGTGAAGTATGTGTCGATAGCATCAGCAATTTGAGCTGGGGATACTAAACTCTCAGTTGTACCTGTGCCAGTGTTCCAAACGCTTTGTAGCTGTCCACCAAGAAGTCCAGTTTGAGCTCCTGATGTATTAACAAGTTTGGTATTATCTAATATTGCATATACACTGTTACTCTGATCAACGTAGGCTACGTTAATCCATGCACTATCATTCTCATTGCGTATTTTTAAAAGGTTACTGTCTGTTTCATACCACCACATATTAGCGTAAGTTGTAGTAGGTGCGCTATTTCCACTATTATTTGATGCTAACGCCTGTAGGCCAGAATTTATATCAAGCCTTGCTGAATTTGCGGTTTGATTGGCAATTACAAAATCATGTTGTGACATATTAATACTCCACTGTTGCACTTAGTGCTGTTATATTAGGTGTAATCTTTGGATTTGAATTAGATAATACGGCTCTAAATTCTATAAATCTACCAACAATTTCTCCGCTTGCACCTACAAAACTTGCGCTACTTAATCCAGAAGATGTTGTCGCAGACCTTGCTTCTATTAATACATTGTAATCAAGAAATTCTGCATCTTCATCTGTCCAAGTGTCAAAGTTATTAGGCCAAGTGTCCCAATTTTGAGGTATATCATCCCAATTAATCTCCCCTCCTACTGCATCTGAATGCTTACGGGCAACTACTACAGCCGATGAAAGCCTAACTGTTCTTGACGTTCCAACATCTATGTAACTGTTTCCATTATGATCAAAGTCATATGTGCCAGTTGCTCCAGAGGATGAGAAACTGGTCAATGTTAATGACCCACCAGAAGCCGTGACATTGGACTTTGCGCCACTAAATGCAGTTTCTTCAGATTGTGTAGTTGTAATCCCAAGTTGAGGTAATTCACTTGAAAGCACGACTGTACTTGTTGCCGTGGTGCTTTCATTTCCAGTTTTGTCTACCGATGTAATAAAGAATTTACCAGCAAGGGCGGCAAAAGTAATTGATGTCGCTGGTCTGGCAATTTTTGATATTTTTAACAAAACAGAACTATCACTAAAATTTGCACTGCTATTTGATGAATAATATAATTTATAGTGAGATAAATCTAAATCATTAACAGCTGGCCATTCAAAGAATATTGTGCCACCTGACATCAAATGGCTTAACGAAGCCGGTACAGAAGGTGGTACAGTATCGGCTGTAAGGTTATAAGTTGTACTTACAGCGCTTCCTCTAAACCCAACGGCATTTACTGGTGTGACTGATATAGTATAATTTATAGCTGGTTCATTAATTTGAGGTGCTTTAATTCCAACTATTTCAAACCTACCAGCGTCACTACCTTCATTAATCAAAATAGTCTGACCGACTGATTTAAATTCTGTGTCTGAAGTCTTTTTGTATTTTAAAATAACACTCTCTACACGCTCAATATCAGAGCTGATGACAGTAACGACTAAAACATTTACAACATTCTCATTAACTTCACGATACTCTTGAGTAACAGTCACACCGATGGTTGGAACATCATAATACCTTAAAAGGGTAGTGTTATTTGAAACTATTGCTTTTTCATCAGCTTCCGTAAACCCAAATGCGGCTTCACTACTTTCTCTGAGGGTTAAATTTACCCGCAAATCCAATCCTTTAGGGTCAGGTTGTAGTCTCCACCCACTAACTTCAAAAATCTTTTCGTCGCCAGTAGCCCATCCGTAACGCTCATTTCTTATTTTTACAAAATCACCAACTTCAACATCAAATGCATTCATTCCAAAATCTGCACTCATAGTTAATTGCTCACGGCTTCTATAAAGTAACTGCTTGGCAATACGTTGTGCGGCTAGCCCATTGGTTGTAAATGGAAGATTAAGGTCTAAAACTGTTTCAACACCATTATCTTCATCAAGAAATACCTGAGAATTTACTTGTGGATAATCCGCACTTATAAAATCATTACCCGCGTCTACAAAAGTACCCCTAATAGCGTTAAAATTATCTCGCATAGAAGCTTTTGTATCTAAACTTATAGCACTTCTAAAATCGTCTAATGTTAATGTCTTTGTGGGAGCTACGAAATCACCGGCGTACATTCTCCAAGAACCCGCGCCCCAAAACAAAGTACCCCCACAAGTTGTCATCATCTTTTCTAAGATGCTTCCATGGCTGTCAGTACCTGCTACAACTCCATTCATTGTAAACTGAGGTGTTCCGTCAGAAAGTACTGTTGTGTCGTCACATATAGCGGCGGCGGCTTCAAATGTAGCATAATTGATTGCATCATCACCAAGCCCATAACTTGACTGTAAGTAGTCTTTAGTACACCAAGCCGCGTTATTACTGTAAGCCGCAGTCTGAGCCACTCCATTTACTGTCTTTACGACCTTCTTTCCTTTTACCTTCGCTGTAATATTTGGAAGTCCATTAGTATAAGCATCTTTATCGAAAGTGTAGCGCGCATAAATATAAGCTACACCCTTGCCAATGAAATCACTGCCCGCTGATGTCTCTAAGTGCAAGGTGTTAGCAAGGGTAGCACTTGAATTGGCGAATGTGTCAGACGCGCTTGTTTGGTTTCCTAGGTGTTTGTAAACTTTTGCGTACCCGTTGTAAGGCGCGCTGATCACATTTTCATTATTCATAGTGACAATTTGATTATTAAAATATATGTCACCTATTTCCTCAACTTCATGATGAGCGAGCGCTATTACTTGATGCAGTATTTTATTACCGCCACCTGATACTTCTAAGAAAGTAACCGTACCGCCCTTGCGAACTTCACCATATACAAAGTTAGAAGGTGATAGGGGGTTCGTTTGATTTCTAAGCAATGTTCCTGAATTGTTTGCTCCGCCTGTGTTTAAATCTGGCAATGAAGCTACGACAGCGGCGGCTGTTAAAGCAGAGCTAACTACCGCTATTGTTACATAGCCTACAATAGTTGCTGTGGCAGTAGAAACTCCTGTAATCCCTATAGCCCCAAGAACAAAGTTACCTACAGCGGCTACTGTTGCTGGATCTCTGGGGGCTACCTCCCATTGGTTCATGTGCTTCAATACATTGAATGGTGTGTTATCCTTCATTTCAGAACCCAAGAACTTTCTACATCTTCAACATTTACTTTTAATAAGCCACTTTCTGATAAAAAAACTGCCCTAGAGCCCAAAGAAATACCGAGTGAACACCCAGTAACCCAATGCTTACATTTGCTTGTAGTTACAAGGCTACCGAAAATTGGTTGATCTATTCTTCTTAATTTGCTTGCCAGCCCATCAAATAATGTGGTGTGGGTAAATTCTTTAAGCATTGATTTACGGCTTTTAGGTGAATTTTTATTCATGTAGCGTCCAATCCAATCATCAGCATATCCAGCGCCATACATAGCATGAAAAGCTCCATTCGTGAAGGTAAAGCAATCATTCACTCCCCACCTGAACTCATCATAAGGGTAATTAGATATATATGAATTTAATGCTAGCCTCTTCCCCATGTTACTGTTTGATCCTGTATTGTTTGAACTCTTGAGAAGAAACTATCCCCTGAATACCTTGATTTGTGGTTTTCTTCAGTATAGCGCCATCCACTTGATCTCTCAAGCTCCAACAAATTGCTTTCAACTGACATCTGTATAGTACTGGTCTCACCGCTATCCTGAATAGTCATTTTATTCATTTTTCCAGCGAATACCTGAACAACATTACTGACGCTTTCTTCTCCAAAGTACAAATTGAAAGGGCGGCGTTGATATGGCTCTTGCAATGCTATAGATAATGTTTCCGAATATATACCTGATAAACTTACTGATAAAGATTTTGCGGATAAATCATTTACCTCATCCAAGCCGCCAATATTTAATAGCTGTCCAGTTCCAACAAAGGTCTGATCTACACCTTGAACTTCAATTACTCTATTACCTACACCCGTCCAAAGACGCATAGGAGATACTTCAAATGGGTCGCCATTAATGTCTGTTACAGTTTGTGTATCAAACATAAACTCGCAAGCATAAAATGGCTCAATCTCTGAACCTGTCAGAGCAGTCAATAGTGCGGTTGGAATATCTCTGCTCATAACGCCTCACTACAAGTAAAAGTAATGCCATAGTTACTTAGTTGGTCAGCTGTCCATCGCATATCATTGCTGTCCATTCTGAAAACACCTTGAGGAGAAACAAAAACAACCGCAGTAGATGTTGTAATTGCAGTCTTTAGCGGCGGCTGAATTGTTACAATTCCGTCTCCTGTGTTATCATCAACAACCATATGTAATCTTGAATTTGCGCCTGTAGAAAACTGCAAATAACTTCCTTGGCTTATTTTTTTACCTGAACCAAGTGTAAGGTTTACAGATGTATCCCCAATTGCGGCGGCGGCGGCTACACTTATAGAGCTCGGAGGAATGCCACCTGTAATTGCTTTTCCGTCAGGGTCTCCCAGAAGAAAGGTATTTGCCCTACCTTCACACTGCATAAAAAAAGCTTGCCATAGACGCGCCTGATCTCGCTTCATAGGCGGTAAAGTAAGCGTAGCTGACCATTTGGCCTTTGCGTACTTATGAACCTGTGATGCTCCTGTAAATGGGCTTTCAGACAATGCTACAGAGCGAGTTATTCCCCAATCAGAAGTTACAAAGGCTGGACTTGTAGGCATAGTTATAAGTGTCATTTATTTACCCCATTGCGGCTCCATAAGCACCGCCACGCCTTTTTGCATCGGCAATACTCATCATGGTTTCTTGTTTAATTCGCGGCAATAGGCTGTTCATTTCATCCCGTACAGTTTGTGAAACCCCTGCGCTTACATTAATTACTTGATTTATAACTGTGCCCTTGCCTCCGCCCATACTGCTAGTGTCGCTGTTGTTCTTAATAGTTCCCGCACCAGAAGGGACAAACAATTCTGGACCACGTTCCCCTACTAGATAAGGCTGTCCACCGCTTACACTGCCGCCACTAGCACGTCCTGGAATTGGAATAGTAGGAAGGGCAGAACCTCCTGTAAGACCGAATATGCTATTTAAGATAGCGTTCACAAACATAAGCTCAATTGCCTTGGTAAGCATTGTCTTGACGAACCCTTTAAACACATCCTGTAGCGCGCCAAGTACGCTTTTACCTTCAACAAGAGCATCAGCTAATGGAGCTGATATTGATGTACTAATTTCTTGAAACTTTGCTTTTGTTTCGCGTTCTATTTCTGCAATAGCGTCTTTTATTATTTGTGAGTCTTTAAGAGATTTTTCTAATCTCGCCGTGTCAGCTTCAGCATTAGCATTTTTTTCATCTTCTAAGAATTGCAGTTGATCACGATATAGCTGTGTTGAAGCTACAGCTTGTAACAATGCTGTAACGTCCGGTACTAAATCTAATGGAGTTCCGTGAAAGCCCATACCAAATGACATATCATCAAAGAGTTTTGCCTGTTCTAATGCCGCTATTTCTTCTTTAGAGAAGCCAGCGAGTTCTGCCCTAGCTCTTTTAGCCGCTAATGCTTGTGCATCTAACGCCGCCGTTAATTCAGTACTTGCTTCCCCTGCGGCTTTTGCCTCTTT